TAGGTTGGTGAGTTCTCGGTAGCCTTTTTGTGATTTGGATCACTTTGATAGATAGAATAATTGTTGCCCTTTGGTTCATCTTCAAGGAGCATATTAAGCCCTTTGACGTTCCAAGTAGTATTTGGATTCGCCATAGCAGCATCGCGGATTTTGCGAACGCGAGTCTTGGTGAGGTTCGCAATTGCATAAAAGTGTCCGGCTTCATTGAAGTCCTGAATACCCGGTTCTGGATCAAGGTCGGCATAGTGAAGCACGCGCATAGTCGTACCGAACTCATCGAACATCGAACCAGTAGCGGTCATCGCCGGTGCGTACCCATGAGTCAGAGCTTGCTGAGCTGCAATTTGTGCAGTAGAGAGCAAACCCTTACCAAAGGTGTCTTGGTTAAAAACACCCTTACGGAGTACCCAACTAGCGAAATACGCCTGAACAGTAGTTTTGCTACCATTTACGATAGCGGCAAAGATAGGTAATTGCTGAAGAGAATCACGCGGAATAGCCCGAACCAATCCGGCAATTGTAGTGTCGCCAACATAGGCAGCACCCGGCGTATGATTAATTGGCACGCCATCAGCCAAGTTATCCAAACTTACAAAGTCGTTAGTGTAATTCTCGCGCCATTGTTTTGCGATCTTCCAATCACCGATCATCTCGGTCATATCGACATCTGGATACATTTTTGTGGCTAGTGCGTTATTTTCTTCCATAATTTTATACCTTTACCCCTTGTGTTTATTCTACCTCAAATCGGGTTTAACTCCTAGATTCTCGCCTTCATAGGATACGACTCTTAGCATAAATTTGTTATAACCATCTGTGGTTTCTAACCACCATTGTACCTCAGAAACAAGGTCATTTATTGGAACTGGTACGCGTTTAACAATTCCCTCGACCGCTGCGGCGAGGATATCTATTAATGCTGGCTGAGTCCAAGACAAGGCAGGGTAGCCGCCATAAGTATATTGAGGGTCTGACCAACCACCTGAGAATGACAAAACATACTCTGGTCCTTCAACATCTTCATAGACTGTTTGGATATCACCATTCTGGTCGCGATAGTTTACACCAAGGCGAATATTGCCAATGAAGTCTACGAGGTAGAACATAGCTTGGACCATCGCTTGATAGCCATTTCGAGCTTCATTTATACCGATAAGTGCGCCCTTGGCATAGGTGCTGAAAGTTTCTGGACCACTTGCAAGATAATCAACTGTGCCGAAAGATTCAAACAATTTGAATGTCTTTTTACCTTGACGGATATATACGAAGGCAGGGGTGCTTGGAGGTGATACTGTGCCAATCCAACTCGCAGGAATCTGAAGCGGAGGGTTCCACGCACCATTATTATTCAGGTCGCGGATAAGAATCTCGTTCGGAGTGTCAAAGCCGTATGAAGGCACGATCCATAGAACTCGGTTATTCCAACCAGTACCAACGATTTCATCAAGTGCTTCGGTTTTAATTCGTTCTGAATAAGGTGAGATGTCTTTGTCAATCTCTTTCGTGGCAATCACGTTCTGAAGCTGTGGCGCGGTGTCCATCGAGGTAAAGCCGTCAACGCTAGGGAAGCTCAGCTGCCCTTTATAATTGACTACGCCTAGGCTCGAAGCTACGCCTGAAGCACCGTAGTTCTGCTCGGTTACGCCCCAAACTACGAACGACTGGTTGCCGTAGTTGATGGTCTGCTGTTCGAGCGTTGCCTGCTTCGACAAGCCCTGAGTGTTCGAGAATAGAATAGTAAGTGAAGGGATACCCTGACCGTTTCGGAAGCCAATAACAGAGGCAGGGTAGTAGTTCGTACCCTTCGATGGTTCGGATCGGAAGCCACCGTTCGCGCTTGAGAAGTCAAGTGCATATTCACCATCACCACCGATCCATACGTTGTGAGGGTTATCGACATCGCCGAATAGGACCGGGCGACCGTTGGTTTCGATTGCATATTTTACTCGTGGTCCGTCAGTCGAGTTGACTGAAGGTGGATTACCCCGACCAATATCGATTGATAGGGTGCCATTATCTATAACTGAAACGGTTGCAAGATCGAGTCCACCGGCGAGAAGCAACATATCCGTATCTTGAATAGTACCGCCTGTTGAGGCGAGTGCAATGTATAAATTCCATTTCGTAGCGTTGGCAGGGATACCGGCAGGGCGAGTGATCGTCAAATACTCAGTACCGTCAGTTTTCCAAGTGTCGCGAGTTTTGTTGATAGTATAGGTAATAATATCTGACAAAAGAGTTTCACCAGTAGCGGAGCTGAAAGTGTAGCCATAGTATATTTTGTAAGCACCTGAGTTCGTCAATACAGTTGGCGAAATAGTCAATGCAGTCGTTGGATCAGCTACTAGAGAATATTTTACGACTGTCTTATCTGACAGGCGAACGTAACAAAGCTTGTCGCCGTTGCCACCATTAAGCACTAACAGGTTGTCGAGAATACGAATAAAGATTGGCTTGCCGCCTGCGCCGGTCGTGATTGTGTTATCACCGATTGCATCGGTCCAGTCATCATCACCGTCTACGCAGTAGCGAATCTTGCCATCATCAGCAGTAAAGTTCAAAACCTCACCTTCCCATATTGCAGGGTAGATTTGGTAGCCATCTTCGATAGTATCGGGCAACCAAGGAGTCAAAGATTTGCGAGGGACGATGTACCCATCGATAGTCATTTCAACATCGTGTCCATCGACAATCTGGTTGCCTTTGGCATTTTGTTCGCCGTTCAAATACATACCACCAGAGAAGCCGGTAACGTCTACGCTACCGATATTCTTTTTTGGAATCTTCGCTGGATTTCGTACTGCCATCTTAGTAAACTCCCCCTATACCGCTGTAATCATCGTAAACAGCAGAGTCAGCGGTAGTTGTCGCATTATTCTCGGCGATGGCTTTATCAAGCTCATCTGCATACTGTTCGATGAATGACGGAGCTAAGCCACCCTGAACAATATCAGGGCGAACTGAGTTCTTGGTGGTGCCGAGTACCATTAATTGATACGGCACTTGGTCGAGAACACTCACGTCATCAACGGATAGGGGGATAAGCTTATCTATGATGTCTGTCATCACTGTGGCACCAATCTCGTGATCCTTGAATTGGCGTGAGAAAACTAGATTGCTTCTAACTGTCGCGACTCGATCCTCTATTGAAGGGTCTAGTCGGCGGCGAGTAATTTGGTTAGGTTCAACAACCTCAAATCGGCTGATAATCGAGTTGTCGTACATAAGAACCAGCGGTCGGTCCTCGTCAGCAACTATGCGGCGAACTGTTGCAGGAAGAGTGAAAACTTGTCCAGCAGTGGCGATAATCCCTAGGTCGCTATCGTTAGTGCGCGCCCACGACCAGTTGATCGGAGTGCCGTCAGGGTTTTTCTCTGACTCAATTTCGAGAATGAACATACGAGCAAAGCTCAAAGTTTTTGCAATTTCAGTAATACCACCAGAGGTAGTCAGGTCAAGAACTCGGTTGAAGCGCACCAAATAAACGTCCTTTACAAACTGGTGTACTCTTTCTTCGTCTGTCATGTCCGACCTCCCTTTCTAACGGTGATTTTCTTTTTCTTCGACTGGTCATTATTCGCAACTTTTTGGAGTGTAGGGATAACTGATTTTGGTTCTGCAAAATCTGCCGACAGATATTTTTGCTTGCCACCATCACCGCCTTCAAACTTTTGTAATGCAATACTGGTTGTGAATCCTTTTTTCGATCCGCCACTACCGCCACCACGACCCTTGCCAACTGCGAATTTAGCTTTGTCGCCACCCTTTGAACTCTTACTCACGCCCTTGTCGGTCAGCTGACTATCGTACTTGTAAAGCAGCTGATAAGTTTCAGGATCGTAATCTTCGCTTTCAGGATTACCCATTGCTCGCCATTCACTCTGGCTTGTATCTGAGTATAAAGCAATTATGCTTGCAGGGTAAGAGCCTCCGGCAGTAATTTGTAGCCGGGTGATTTCATCACGCATAGTCTGCTTTTTGCTTTCAGGCACATCTTCACTATTACCAAGCTTTTGTAGTTGGTACTGATACCCTGCAATAGCCTCTATGAAGTCGCCTGATTCAGTGCGAGCCTTGATACCCTCTTCGGTAACTGGAACGCCCTGCTCGCGCAGCTGAGCTTGCAGGAGGTCATCTTTAGCACTCTTGATTTGGCTGTTGGTAGCATCTGGATCATTTTCAGTTTTGAGAACTTTATACTGAAGCCCCTTGATAGCATCTTCGTAATCACCAGAATCAAGAGCATCTTCGATCTCAGTTTCTTTCAACGGCACCTTAGCACCCTTCAACTCTTTTTCCATGTCCTTGAGGGACTTCTGAATATTACGTTCGCCTTCAGCTTCATTGGTTGCATCTGTGGCACGAGTACCGCCAGTGATTCTTTCGAGGATACCCTGACTAGATTTGCCTTCATCACGTTCGAGTAGCGCACCCAAACCAAGCTTATCGATTGTGCGATTCGCTTCAGTCTTGAGGTAATCAGTAGTGCCATCTTCATTAATAGCTTTTGTGAGTGGCTTGTCCTGACCAGTAATGGTATTGCCAAGTGCATTAATATCGCCAAGGAATGAAGGGATTGGTCGGCGTAAAGTATCGCCAGCAGCTTTCACTGCGCGATCGCCAAAATCGCCCTGACCGCTGATTAACTCCTGAACAGGAGTGTTACCACCGAGGCTACCTTCAATGTTCATAAAGCCAAGTGCCTGTTTTGCGAAATCATTTACGAACGCATCAGGATCACGAGAGTCAGCAAACTTCTCAATGTTATGCCCGACTATCATATTGATGCCAGTCGGTCCGAAGAAGCCAACAGGAATATCGCCAAACGGCGTTTGCAAGTATGGACCAGACCAATCCTCACCGTTGTCGTTTGTATCCTTGAGCAAACCAGCTTGACTCAATATCGCACCAAGCACGAGAGTTTCACCAGTGTTGACTGTTGCCTTACCAAGAGCATCAACAACGCCCTGAGTGTCGCCACGCCTTGCTGATTGCACTAAGGTGAAAGCGTTACCAAGCACCGTTTTGTCGGTAAATAGACGGTTCAAGTTACCGGCAGTATAGCTTTTGAATGGTACCGTCAAAGCGGTAATGATTGGACCAGCTTGAGGGAACTGCTTTTCGATAACTGATGCAACACTACGGAAGGCAGTATTAAGCTTGTTATCGTGCAAGTTGTTCGTGCGAAGGTGGTACTGTGAAGCCTCATGCTTCTGGACTTCATTTGGAATCTTCTCAGTGATTTGAGTATAAAGATCAAGGTCATCACCATTCAAGCCAAGCTTCTGACCTTCCTGACGTGCAAGCTCGCGCAATCGCTGATCTCGCTGACCCTGAGTGGCATTGGTTGCCGATTCGGTCATATCACCAACAAAGCGACCAAAGCGTGTCCTACCTGCATTATTTGCATCGGAGCGAGTATTTTTCTGCAACTCACCCATAATGTCATCAACTTTTCGCTTATCAGTACGCAGAGAATCGAAGCTATCTTTTATTCCACTGACATTACCCTCAGCTAACACACCATAATCGCCAGCGCGTGTTTCGCGGAGCTTGCCAGCCTGTCCGGGTAGTTTGTTCAAAGCACGACCAATAAGACCACTAATGGCGTTGGAAGCGGTGTCTGATGCGGAAGTTATGCCTGTGGTGATAACGTCAGCGGCTCGGCGGAGTGGGTCCGAAAGCATAGCCGTCTTGGTGGCTTGCGCCACTTTTGCGCCGCCGGTGCCGGATTGCAGCAAGTCTTGTGAATACTGGAAGGCATCGCCCTGTTGGTATTCATGAACAACTGTCAGCTTGTCGAGGTTATCAATATCGGCTTTGACGACCGCTGGATCGACTGGCGCGCCAAGTTCGATATTCTTCTGAGCCTCTTCGAGTCGGGCAGCAACATCGTTGATCTTGGTTTGGGTATCGTCAGCAGTTGTGATTTTTCCTAGCAACTCAGTACGTTGGTTGTCTGGAAGCTCAACCCCTAGTTTGCTTTCGATGCGATCAACAAGGTACTCCTTACGCATAGCAGGTGGTAGGTTGGCAAATAATTCTTTCACCATTCGGAGGTCGCGACCGGCGCGGCTAGAGAATGAGGAAAGCCCATCGAGTGCGTTCGTCAATGCGCGTACTGAAGCAGGATCGGAAGAATCGAGCTTACCAAGGCGTTCAACGGCAGCAACCGTTTCAAAGAACTGCTGAGGTGTTTTGATTTCAGGTTCAGCGCGGAACACTGAAACTAACTGAGCATCATCGATATCGCGGATTGCAGTGGTGGCAGCAGCTTGAGTTTCAGCAATATTAGTAGTGTCTTTGCCTTTGAATGTTTCAGCTACATCGAGTCGAGCAGCATCATTATCTATAAGACTAACTGCCTCAGCACGAGTTCGAGGTGCAGCCATATCAACTTCTTGGTCGGCGGCTTTAGCGGCAGCCATTTGCATTGCCTCTTCTGAGGTGGCAACTGGACTTGATTGACGTTGTGGCGCGATACCTGCATCGAGTGCATCATTAACGACCTCTGCATCTGTTCGCAGTGCTTGGTTGCCCTGTGCATCAACCTCAGAATCAACCCTAGTGGATTGACGAAGATCGCCAGCTTGTGCGGCTTCAGCGAGGTCGGAAGTAGTTGGTGCGACTTGCGGAGTAACGGCAGTAGCCTCTGGTGCTTTTTGCAATGGAACATTAATAGCCTTGCTGAAATCAGCCATAGGTGCTTCTGCGCCTTGGGCTGTTGGAACATTAGTAACAGGTGGCAATCCATCGCCAGCTTTAGCAAGCGCGATCGGGTTTGTTACATCAGGGATTTGTGGTTGCCTATTTGGAACAGGTAGCTGTTCAAGCGTAGCAAGCTCAGGGAAGTTTGGTTCTGGTAATGGTTCAAGCAATTTCGGACCGCGAACTTCTGGTTTTGGTACGTCAATAGGTGTTTTCTCTGGACTCTTCAAACCCGGAGCGATTTCAGTGCCATTGCCATCGGAAGTAGTTGCACCGGGAATCTTTGGCGTGTCGATATCTTCACCAGCTTTTTCGAGTGCTTGTTCAACATTGAATGAAGCACCAGCTTTTACGTTGGTAGGAACAGGAATCTCATCTGCGCCCTGTGGAATATCAAGATTACCCTTAGCTGCGTTCTTTGACTGGAATGGTAAGATTTTTGAAGCACCAGCGGTAAGTAGTCCAGTTTTGAATACCTCTAGTGGATCGATATTTTCAGCACCACCGAGGTATGCCTGACCACCAGCACTTGCACCAGCACCTACCAATGCAGGGACAATAGCCGATTTACCCTCAGCGATGAGAGCTTTTTTAAGTGCTTGCTTGGTTGCGAGATCAACTGCGCCATCTTTTACAAATTCAGTAACACCTTTTTTGCCGGCTGCGACAACACCAGATTTTGCCAGTCCACCGACACCTAAGAAGTCGAGTGGCGATAATGCCAAGCCAAGCCCCTGCAAATTGCGGAGCTTTTGCTGTGTTTCGGGATCGAGCTGATCAAATTGTTCTTTATCCATACCTACATCGAGGCGAAGGCGTTGATCTTCGATATCTTCAGCATACGCATCATTGCCAGTTGCTTTAGCTAGTTTCTCTGTACCAGCAAGCCCAAGGTTCAAAACTGAACCAGTAATAGGGACATAGCCAGCGACTTCGCCAACTTTGTCCATGCCCTTTGAAAAATCATCAAGACTCTTCATATCTTTGCGGAGGCGTTCGCTTTCAATCTCGTTACGAGCGCGAGTACCCTTATTAAAAGCAAGCACTTCAGGGTCAGCGTTCCAACCATATTTATCTTGATACTTGGTGGTTGCGCGGTTTCGAGCCTGAGAAACAGCACGTTCCTCGATAGCTTTTTTATTCAAGAAGTTGCGACCGAACCAGCCTTCACCTCTGTTAGCTTCTTCGCGAGCAGTGTCAAGTTCATCAGCTGCCATCGAATCAAGTTCTTTTATTTTATCAGTGCGAGTGTCTTTAGGCTGTTCAGGGATAACTGGCTTGTTCTTCAGTGTGAAATCGGATTGGCTACCGATGACAGGATTAACTAAACCGAGAGGATCGGCAGTATCTTTTTTCAATGGCTGACCAAAATCAAATGGCTGACGATTGAGCGCATTATTAGAAACTGGTTTCGGCATGGCAACAGAAACAGCAGCGGTATTTTTCCGCTTCCGATCTTCTTCGTCCTCGCGAGCTACACGCTGGTTGTCAGTATCGTCCCAAAATGTTGCCTTAGATAGGAGCTTGCTGAAAATGTTTGCCATCGAAACGACCCCTTTACTTTTTTATTTAGGCGGTCGCTAGAGCTAACTCTTTATCTTCCTTTTTGCGGCGACCAGCTACAATTGAAGGACTTGCATCACCACCTAGACCGCCAGCTGCGACATCGACTGTCATATCACCAGCACCAGCTAAGTAGCTTTCCAAATCACCCGGAGTAAATGCAGCAGATCGTGGGTTAAACTGAGTTGCAACAACGCGACTCTTGCTTGCAATCTCGTTATTGAGATCACCAGCAGCCTGAAGGTTAGCGTTAGCTTCACCTGTTCGATCAGCTTGACCAAAGATTTCAGCAAGCTTCTGGAAGTAGTTTTGTCGCTTTGAGGCGATTCCACCTTCAAGTGCAGTACGCTGGTTGGTGCGAGTTGTTTCTGCTTCAGCCCGGCGATCAGCATCTTCCTCACGAGATTTCTTGATTGACTTATCAAGAGTCTGAGCATTAGTAGCGAAAGTATCGCCAGCTTCGCCGATGTCTTGATTGGCACCGGTTGTTACTGCGCGGTCGGCTAGAACGCTACCATCACCTGATAGTGCGCCGATTGCAGATAGAGTACCGCGTAATCCTCGGCGACCCTGAGCGGCAGCAAGCAATGCGTTCTGCTTGTTTTTTTGCAAGTTGTTAGTGTTTGTTTCACCCTGTTCGGTGTAGTCAGCTTCATTTGCTGCGGATTCTTTGTCATAGCGAGAGAGGAGGGAACTGAAGGAGTCGTCAATGTTTTTGTAACCAGTGTCGCGCTCGACATCGAGAGAACTAATAGCTTGATTAGTTGCATCGACAGCAGCTTGGTTTAACTGTGGTTTTGCTGGACCAGATTCAGCAACAGTGCTTGCCCCTTGGACCTGTCCTGCGTTTGGATCAGACCAGCCATTTAGTTCAGCGATCTTTCGACCGGCTGCAATTGTTTCTGCGTTGAAAGGTGTGCCAGCACCTCCCGACATAATCATCTCAGCAGCTTGGTAAGCTGATGGTGAGTATGGACCTACATATTGTGCTTTAGCTGCCATAATAATTTACTCCCTCGTTAATCCCTTATTCATATCTAAATAATAGCATAAACAATAGCATTACAACATACTTTCCAGTTGCGAAATCACTTCGTCTATGTTATCAGGGTGTACCACTGTTGCCATCGACCAATCATCAAGCTTTGCGATGGTTTCTTTTTGCAATGGTTGGAATGGGGACTTCACTGAAGCCTTGCACTCGAACGCGCCCCACCACCCCTCATAAAGTGCAATTACATCTGGACAGCCAACAGGAGTGCCGGGACCCGGCTTCGTTTTTATAACGTAGCACTTTTTCTTTTTCAAGAATTTTATAAGCCGGTCTTGAACCTTTTTTTCCATTAGTTCCTCTTATTCGATAATTTCTGCGCCCAAAGATCAGTAACGATTGGTTGCTCGATCTGATAGATGCCCTTTGAATTTTTCACTGCATTATACGGTGCTTCGAGTGCGAAACTCGTCAAGTGTATATCACCCATGAGTTTAATTGTTTCGACAAGCTTGCCATCGATCTGGTCGAAAATCTCAGTGATAGCCTCGAAATTATGCTTCTCATTTGCAAGGATCAAGAGGTGCGCGCAGATTACTGACTTGACCATCGGCACCTTCGCATCGCCAAGGTATTCGTTCCTCTCGACCTTCTTGCGCTGGTCATCAATCAATAGTGGAATCTTGCGAGGGGCATCTGCCATCTTTTCAAGAGTTTCGCGAAGTGTCAGCGTGGCGAGTGATTCCTGTGGTTCTTCCATTTCAGGGTATGACTCAGCTTCTTCTTTTAATGAAATAGGCTCAGGGTCGGTGAGTAGCGCGACAGCCTGCGAGCCAGCCGGGGGCAGCGCGAGCTTTTCGGCGTAGGGGAACGTGAGGTAGGCGGTCGGGTATTCGACCTTGATCGGCGTTTTTACCTGACCATCGATTCGGGCAATCGCTAATTTGATAGCTGACAGTTTTTGCTCGGCGGCAGCACGCACCAAAGCAAAGACCGAAGATTGATAGCCGGAATACGACTCATCTTTTTCAGCCTCAACGAATTGGTCCCAATCCCAATCAATAACTTCGCGAAGGAAGTTGCCTAATTTACCTCTGTCAGATTCCCCAATCATCGTCTTTTGTTTTCCCTTCGTCATCTTCGACTTTATCAGCGACCACGCTTGTGCTAATTTTAACACGCTCGACATCGATGCGCTTCCAAAGTTCTACCCTCGTGGTGGCACTGCCATCTTGAGCGTGAACGGTCGATTCGCGAAACTCGTATTCCTCTTGGTATTTTGGATTATCGAGTCCGGCTTTTTTCCGCATCTCACCCTTGACTTTAGCAATAGCCTGCTGTTTTTGGTAGCGGTAATTATTCAACATTGTTCCGAATGGTGTTTTTTTCATTCCCAAACCTCGTTGCTGTGATTAATCGGATTGATATTATTCTTACGGCAATTTTCCTCGAAGCTCAGCCATTGCAGATTGCCATCGACATATCCAAGTTCGGGGTTTATCCGGTCCACCGATGGCGCGAGGTGTAGTGGGAAATCCTCAGCAGCCCAATCGAAATATATTGAAATAAATATATTCAAATTGTCGAAGTGCTTGCACCATACAAAAAACTCTTCGCGTTCCATAATCCCCTTGGCTTGAGCGTTCGATGAATTAGTTGCCCGACCATCGTGGCGCGCGAGCATATGATTATACCTGCGCTGCCAGATGCGAATGAAACTGTATCGGCGCATATCTTTTTCCCACGCCTGTTTTTTTTCTTCAGTAGTCATTACCAGTTCCCCAATGCAGCTTGGCGTTCTTCTTCGCCAATTTTATCGATCGTCATATCGCTACCCTTGAGCTGGTATAGACCAAGCCGACCAGCAACAATCTCGGTTTCATAGTCGCCCGGCATTGCGTACATTTTGCCGACCTTGCCATTTTCATCGCGGACTGATTTGCGTTCGTAGCCTTTTTCGTCCATTGCGCGGCGAAGGATATTGATGCTCGATGGTTTGTAGCCATGATCCATACACCAATTCTCGTAATCCATGCGAAGCTGATTGTAGCCGGCAAACGCCTTGATGTCCTGACCGAATAATTCATCGGCATAGGTTTGCGCGGTGTTGGCATCGGTATCGTATTTCTCTTTCATAGCCAAAGTGGTTGGTGAGAAATTGTACTCGTAATTCTGCCCCTTCAAAACGTGAGCGTATTTGATTAGCTCGGCGATGAATCGTTCGACAAATTTGTTGGTGAAGGTTTTTTCCTCGAACATTTCGTCCGGCTTGAATTGGTTGGCAAATGGTATGACTAGCGTTCGCCTTCGCGCACCGTAGGACTTATCCCCGAAGGTTGGGATATTGTTTGCACTGAATATGTGATGGACGTTTCCTTCGATCTGAACCATGTCTTGACTGTGAAATTTATGGACTCCGAAGTTCTCGTGTGTACCGATACTCTTATAAGTCCGGGTATCTTCAACAAACCCTTCGCTGGATTCCTTACAAATGTTCGCAAGTTTGCCATTGAGCTGAGGGGTATCGCGTTCATCTTCGAGCTGCTTAACCGTAATCTCGGTAAGGTACGGTCCGAATATTTTATATAAAAGATGCACAAGTGTCGATTTGCCATTTGCTCCTCCTCCTAAATACCAGATCACTCCGGTAGGTTTTTTATCCATAATTATTGGCGCGCACGATTGCATGATGTCGGCATATACACCTTCATCACCCTTCGCCAAATCCATAATAAACGGTATCGGTTTCGCATCACCGACCGGTTGCCAGTCCACGCGGTAGACACATTCAGCCGGATCAACCTCTTGGTCCCAATCAAGCTTCTTGGTGTTCCATACCGCGCCGCCAAAGTCAATCAGGTGCGCTCGGTCCGATAAGTCCTGAGCTGTCGTGCGGAAGAGGTGTTCAAGATCCGCGATCCGACTCTTATTGATGCCGAACCCGAACTGCAAATAGCAAGCCTCTGAGAATAAGTCGCTTGACATTTCGTGCCACTTGCCATCACGTTCGATAATAACTGAGCCTTTGAATCGAGCGATGCGAGTCTGGCGTTGCAATGCGTTTGCCATCTTCGCTTTGATCGGCAAATTCTCATCGTCCGGTGGTGGCATTAATTCTGCTGATGGTTTCCTGCTCATAAGCCAACCACCTTGCGAATCTTCTGCAAATTCTCTTCAGTAATCGGCGACTTACCCGATCGTACCCGACTCAAATATGCAACATCGATTCCAGTTTGGCGCGACAATTCACGAAGAGGCATATCGCCAAACACATCTTTGCTCACTTTTTCGTGAACGATTTTTTTGACAGTTATAGACCCTTTTCGTTTCATGCGGTACCCTCGCTTTTTAGTTGCCTCTGCTTTGCCTGTTGTTTCAATATACAACAATGCTAATGCAAAAAACAAGCCCCTATATATAGCGTGTGTAAAACTTTTTAGGCACTATCATCTGGAAAGTCCTGCGGAGGCTGTTCCATTAATGAGCGAAAGTCGGGGTCGTCCCGAAGCGGTGTTGGCAAGATGTGGATCAGCGCAGGTCCGAGGGCTGGTCGCCCTAGGCGGCGGAGCCGACAGCGTTCGGTGAGGTGCGGATACTCATCGAGATATGCGACATTTTCTGTATTTGGTATTTCCATAAATTTATAATAGCACAACGAAAAAAAGGCGGTGTCGAGTATGAGTCGTCCTTGCCTTTTTTCGAGTAGTCCCTTTGTTCAACGGTGAACTGCCGCCAGAACTTCCATATTCAGAATACCATACTCAGACTAAGTTTGAGTAAAGGTAATTGCATCTTCATCGTTGCAAAGACCCTGTGCGTACCAGTAGGTACCATCGGACACAACACGAATCCGGTCGCCGATTGCTGCTTGACCATCAACCAATGTGATAGTGTCGGCAGGTGTACCAGCAGTTGTATCAACTGAACCACCGGCATCAGCGGCACTTACTGCCATACCATGAATGATATTTGACGCGTCATGGGTAACGATCGTATAGCTTGCGCCTGATGGTGCTGCTGCTACGATGAACTCAAACTCAAGACCGGCTAGTGGTGCTGGTAGAGTTGAAACGAACTCAGTGGTTGCGCTCAAGAACAAAGTCTTGCCACTTTCAGTCTTAGTTAATCCATTTGTTACGCCGACTGTTTCGACTGCTGTTTTACGAGTGCTTGACTCGGCTGTTGATCCAGCGGTTACTGCTGCTGCATCTGCGGCTGCGTTAGTTACTGCTAGTGCTTGTGCATCTGTGATTACTGACATAAAAAACTCCTATCTTAATTGTCTTATATTCCCAAGCTAATCATACCAAAAAAGTCAAGAATAATAAATAAGTTTGTGCTTATTAAAATCGTGGTCGAGGGTACACGTCAGCCGTTATTATAGCCGGTCAAAAGTCGTTACTGCGTAGCCCACGCATCGGTACTAATGTACACGATAAAACCCCGACTAATTTTACTGTTACGTTCGGTGAAAGGAGGAAAACCCATACCCTCGGAGGCGAACGGCACTCGCATAGTCGCGACTTATCGTAATGATTCCGCTTACCGTCCTCATTGTATCAGGCGGTAGCTTTTTGAGTAAGGGATATTATGACATAAAATAGGGGAAAAGCAAGATGGTAATAAATGAAAAATTTTTGGTCGGGGATGTATAAGGCTACTGAGGGACTACTCCATACCCCCACCCCCCCCGGTCTTTTTTATATTTGCGCGCTCCGCCCTTGCCCTACCTACCCCCACCCTCCGCCCTACCATGCACCTACCCACTCACTCAAGCCATTGTTATATATGCACCCATGATCCAACAGCCCACCCCTGTTAGCCCTGCATCTTGTGTCGCACAACATATATTGTGCGACGTTAACAACCCCTGTTAATACATAAGCGCATACACGTTATGGCATAATATGCTTTTTATTTGTAGACACTTAGGTACTTAGTTTTAATAAAATTAATTACACACACACTATTAATTAATTTTTAGAATAGGTAATAGCAAAGTGTCTACAAGTGCTTATCTGTTACGATCATGATTTGTAGACAACCACCCAACAGATAAGCATTTGACCTCACGCCCTTTTATGTCTTAATAAAAATGTAGACACTTACAAATGTCTACAAACCGCCTATATATATAAGTGTATTAATTATTATAAATAGGTATTGACAATTAATAATCCATTTGCTATACTGTGTACAGGATCGATTGACAACCGAACCCCACCAGCTAAACCAATAACTAGCGAACCGGGTCAACAGTCAACCAATCCAACCATATAATAATCAATGGTGTACACCTTCGGCATCGGTCCCTAGATAATCGGGCTACTACCGGCAGGTAAACGGGCTACTATCAATATACCGGTCCCGAAAGTGTACATCATAGAAAAGGACTATAAAAAATCTATGAGTAAATCAAACTCGCGTTACAATGGACTATCCATTGAATCAATCAACAAACACGCAAAAGTTGAATTAAAGAAAGTTGCAACCGTTAATGGTCGCGATTACTACGAAGGCGAAAGCCGCCCCGGATATTACCGCCCGATCTTAATCACTCGCGATGGTATTGTCAAACAAGGCTTTTGGTTCTCTGAAAGCGAAAGTGTACAGGCGTACATTGACCGGATCGCGAACCGTAAGGCGGACCGCCAAAACGCACGCAAGGAAATGCTGGCATCTGACTCAGGTGTACAGGTTGGCGATATCTTTATGGCAAATTGGGGATATGATGAAACGCATATCGATTATGTGAAAGTCGTATCGATCAAAAACCGCCGCGCCGTACTTGAGGACCTAACAGGCACACCGGGCTTCGAGGGCGTTGGCGATCGCCGCACAAAGTTGATCCAAGGCACCGGCGATAACGCATATATAAGCCTTACCAGTTATTGCAACGGCTACAAAACCACGCTTGAATATGCCGAACGCCGCCGCCACGCCGATGATGTTGCATATACAGGAAATTACCGATAATGATTAAAGTAACATTTACAGACGGTAGCGCAAAAAACTACCGTCTAGGCTGCAAGCGGTTCGGGTACCGATCATGGCACCATATGGATTACCGCCCAATGTTTCAGCCGATCGCGGATATTATAAAGGTAGACGTAAGCACAATAGAAAGTTGGAAGGTCATATAATGGAAAAAATACAATTCTACGGAATAGATCGATTCAACCGCCCGGTGTTCAAATCACTAGACGGTGGCAAGGGCAAGTATTACGGCGATGTAAATACATTGTTCGGATACGATGCAACAGAGGCGGAAGTTTTGGCGAAAGTAACAGTAAACGATCTGTGTTACTTCGGTAGCCGGTTCGATTGCGAACCATACGGCACGCCGGTCGAAAATCTTGAAATAGTAGTCGGCAAATCATCAGATGTCGATCTGCTAACCGCCAAGCTAATAAATGCCGGTGCGGACCGGGCGAAAGTGATCGCGATTGTTGATGGTTATGGTGATCCGGTTGATTGGTCCCACCATTCACTAGATACAATAATCAGTGAGGTATGGCAATCTGACACCAATAGCGGCGATGATGCCGATGGTTGGATCATCAACGAAATATGCCGCCAGTTCAATATCGAAGAGGTCAAAGAGTAAATAAACCGGGGGACGGTAAACGCGTCAAAGCACCCCCAAGTCCAAGTTATTAAATACTGGTGGCAATAATCGCAATGATATAATTGCTGCAACGGTCAAACGGATTGCCGCCAGTACCAAATAACTAAATAAAGGAGGGTATATGTCATCAACACTAGCGGATTATAAACTAGAGTTTGAAGATGTACCTTTCATAAAAACCCCGAAAATTCGGGTGGGAAAGGACAGTAAAATGTCAAAGCAAGCAAAAACAGTTGAGGCTACCGAAGCCAAAAGCTATAACAAAACGCGTGGCGAACATATCAAGGATATGGTTATCGTTGCCCTAGTAGTTGGAATCGTAGCCTTCGGACTCGGTTTCAAGTTCAATGCGGACCGTAACAGCGAAATGCAAAACGCGGTCAAAGCAGCACAAACTCAGGTTTCACAATCTGAAGTAAAAAAATAGAGGGGGCTGCACCATTAGCGGTTGCAAGTGAAATGCCCCCAAGCACACCAGTTCAAACGCTTACGCCTTGCGAACAGATGCAAGCCGAGATCGTCAAATATGGCGATTGGGATCACAACATCATGCAAGCAATAGGACAAGCCGAGAACCGGACTTGCAACCCTCTCAATCACAACCTAAGTACCAGCGAAACACACCGCCGGGCTGATGGTTCAATAATCTGTATCGGGTCATATGGCGTGATGCAAGTCGGGTGCCTACACTACGGACCAGACGACAATCGCGATGATATGGCTACAAATATCAAAATTGCACACCGCCTATGGCAAAACCGCCAGCAATGGGGAAACGGTTACGAAGCATGGACGATGTACACAAACGGAACTTATAGGGGGTTTCTGAAATGAGTATGGCACCAGCAAAAGCCGACAAGGGTATACCGCGCAAAGGTATGCGAATACAACTACGAGGCGAACGCAAAAAAATTAAAAAAGTCAAGATCAATAAACGCCGAGTGAAGCGATGAAAATCATTAGCGGTATCATAACCGCGCTCGCGATAGCAGGCTGGACCATTTTGGCACTGATATTGATCGACACAATATTTTTCAATAACCAATTAATGCTAAGGACAATGTAATGATTAATCTGTACGACTACCAGAAGAAATACCTCGCCGACTTTCCGGCTCGTGGCATCATGGCTGCTGATACTGGTACAGGTAAAACATTTATGGCGTTAGCTCACTACGAGCAGCACGCCTCCGGCGCACCGCTGTTGATAGTCGCGCCTGCATCGAAGATTCGCACCGAGGATTGGGAACGCGATATAACTGAATGGTTCGGTGCTGGTAATGAGCCTGCTTATGAAATATATAGTTATGAGCGATTCAGCCGTAACCCTAGTGCAAAGCAATTTCTAGCCGGCAAGCGTGCAATATGGCACAAGTTCGCGCCGAAATATGGCGGAACCGAACACGCAATTATTCTTGATGAAGTACACCGCGCCAAAAATCCACAAAGCGGAATTGGCAAATCAGTATATTGGGCTGCAAAAGATGCAAGCTTTATGGTCGGACTATCTGCAACACCACTGCCAAACGGCTGGATCGACTTCGCGAACTACTCAAAGATATGGGGATTCACCAAAGGCATCACCGACTTCAAGCAACGATTCTGCGATATAGTAACCTACAAAGGGTTTCCAGAGATCAAAGGCTATTGGCGCGAAGATGAACTAATGCGACAGTGGCAATCGATAAGCAAAAAACTCACTAAGGCGGAAGCCTTGGACTTGCCTGATCGAACATTCATCGGCGTGGACTTCAAGCGCGCACCTGAATATATGAAAACGATGCTGGACCGCAAGAACGCCGCAGGCGATCTGCTCGACTCCGCGCCGGCACTGGCGCACGCGCTACGCCAAACCCTCACACAGCCGAAACTGGATTACCTCGCCGACCTGATCGAAGGCACTGACGAAAACATCGTGATCTTCTACAACTACATCACCGAGCGCGAAGCAATCCTCGATCTATTAAAAAGAAAATTCAAGGACCGCCCACTAATCAGGCAGGACGGTCAAAAGCACGAAGTACCGCGCAAAGCTGACTGGCACAAGATTAAGCGATCGGTTACTGTTTCACATTATAAGAGTGGTTCAACCGGCGTTGAAATGACATATGCTACGCAGGTAATATACTTCAGCCCGACATACAGCTATGCCGAGTACCTTCAGTCAATCGGTCGAGTGTATCGAAATGGTCAAGAGTCAAAGACGACCTTCTACAATTTTCGCACGCCGAACTCAATCGAAGCAGACATATATACCGTCCTGAAAACCAAGAACGATTTTCAGGTAGCACAATGGATTAAAAAAGTCGAGGAGGAATAATATGAAAATAATCAAAAAAATCAGACAACACTGGCGATGGGCTACCAATTATACGGTCGTGTTTGTTGCCCCTAATGGCAAATATGTCAAGCAATATATCGTCCACCACCGTATTTTTCGCAAGCCGATCATGCGAACCGAAGAACGGCGCGAAGGCTTGCGAGGTCAATCGATAAGTATGCTTATTTTTGACGAATTTTCAAACGAACCATATAAGGAGGAAAAATAATGGGAGCAAACGAAAAACTAGGATTGCCTCGTGGCGATCGAATGGACAAAGTGTTAGTGGCTTTTGATGTCGATGGTACGATCATCAATGGTAATGAGCAAGTATATGCAATCATGCTCAACATACTGCATTTGTTCCTTCAGCAAAAATGGAAGAATGTTGATGTGATCGTCTGGTCCGGTGGCGGTGCAGATTATGCTCGCACTCAACTTGAACGATTGCACGATGACTTCAGGGGTCGCAATATTTGGTACTCGAAATTGCAATACCAAGAACTCCGAAAGCGTTATGATAAGGTTATCGCATTTGACGATATCCAAGATACCCGACTTGGTGATATTAACCTAATAGTGAGGAACAAGTAATGAAAGATTGGAAAAAATTTTTAGCACAAAGGATCAATACCGAGGAGTATTACATTGCAATTCCAACGCAATATGATATGTTCCAGTTCCGCGTGCGCTACGTTAAGCATAATGGCTATACGCTGATACTGCCTATTGACCACGAGGAGGGCGAATTGAGCGTGTTTGGCAAGATGTTCATAGATTGGTTTAAGTTCCGCCAAGACCTCAACACACGCTACGACAAGCCCCACTGGTGGCACCCAATCCGGTTCAATCGTAAGAAAAAGATTACGATTTGGTCGGTCAACGCTGTCAACAAAGCATATTCAGTTTTCAAGGCTGAAATGGTTGACAAAACTATTAACCAGTAGTAAACTTTAATAACAATGCAAAGCAAAGGCAGGGTAACAATATGGAACGAAAAATACTAAGAACAGCTGTTTCTAAGTTTGGCTATGAAGCCAGAGAAGAGTCGGTAACTATCAGTGAAGGCGAAGAGCCAATAGTCTTGGTTTCTATATACTCACCAAAAGGTGATTACATCGGGGACAGGGATACAGTAAAAATGCTGATATCCAAATATAAGATTAGGCACTTTGAGGCTCACGAAGGATCAACATCTCGTGTAGTCGCGATGGGTTATTCACCAACAGCAATGCGCTGGTATGGTTGGTCGCATCGTGCAATCGCCGGTTTCGGCATTGGCGATAAAATATTCCAAGAAAACTTCGGTGATGACAAAACGCCATTCATAGAGCATGGCGAAGTAACGATCGAAACACTTGAGCAGGCTTTTCAAGCTGCTAAGGCTTTCGCGGAGTACGTTTCATGACACAAGCAGAAGCACTCGAATTGATGCACTCAGGGGCAAACGTATTCCTCACCGGTGAACCCGGTGCCGGCAAAACATATACGCTCAATAAGTTCATCGAAGAGGCACAACTAAAACACAAGCGGATTGCTATTACTGCTTCAACAGGTATTGCAGCAAGCCATATCGGTGGCACCACGATTCATTCATGGAGTGGACTTGGTATTGCTGATTCGATCAGTGATGCCGAGCTGGACCGCATGGGTTACAAAATGCAATTAGTAGAACGATACAGCCGTTGCGACATTCTTATAATCGATGAGATCAGTATGTTGCATGGAAGCCGCCTCGATATGGTAGATCGTGCCTGCCGATGGATTCGCCGTAAAGAGGACGTTCCGTTCGGTGGCTTGCAGGTAATCTTCGTAGGTGATATGTTCCAGCTTCCGCCGGTAACGCGTGGTAGCGACATCACTGACTACGCCCACCACTCAAACGCGTGGCGCGTGGCAGAACTCAAGCCTGCATACCTTACCGAGCAACACCGCCAAGGCGCGGACGATGAACTGCTTGACATATTAAGAGAAATGCGAAACGGTGGCATATCACCAGAACATATCGAACTGCTTAATACGAGAATGGGTTTGCAGGTTGATGACTCGATCACCAAACTGTATACGCACAATGTCGATGTCGATACGCTGAATAACAATAAGCTTGCCGAACTCGATGGACCGATGCACACTTACACGATGACCGGCAAGGGCAAGGATTGGATCGTTGATAAGTTGATGAAGAACCTACTTTGTCCTGATAAATTACAGCTCAAGATCGATGCCGAAGTAATGTTCGTTGCAAATGACTTTGAAGCTGGATTCGTCAACGGTACTCGCGGTCGAGTAGTTGCCTTTGAAATGGGCGATCCAGTGGTCGAAACTACTGATGGTCTGCGTATCCAAGTTGAAGAACATACTTGGAGGCAGTTCAACGAAACCGGTGAGTATGTCGTTGCCGAGGTATCACAAACACCGCTGCGCCTAGCGTGGGCGGTTACAATCCACAAGTCGCAGGGAATGAGCCTAGATGCCGCCGAGATTGATCTGAGTAAGGCGTTTGTACCGGGAATGGGTTATGTTGCCCTTTCACGAGTACGGAGCCTTGACGGTCTATTCTTAGGGGGATTGGGACCACAAGCCCTGCTGTTGGATCGTGATATATACGAGTTCGACAAAGCATTAAAAGAAGGAAGGAGTTAATATGCGAGATAGTGAAACAACAGTAAATATGGCGTTCACACTGGACCAGTCAATCGCCAGCTGGATTGAGCGAACCGCGCTCAGTAAAGATATGAATAAAAGTCAGCTGGCACGAAAGATTTTTCGTGAAGCGATGGCAGCCGAGAACAAAACTAAGTTGGTGAAATCACCAAAGAAGGGAGCAAAGTAATGGTTGAAGTAGTCAAAGCAACACCGCAGGCACCTAGCAAGTTCTTGATTATCGGTGAACCATTCAGCGGTAAAACCACGATCGCCAGTAAAGCACCGGCACCACTCTTTATGAGTACGGACGGCAACGCTGCAAAGTCGGGACTCACCGCAGTGAACGTCAATAGCGTTCAGGATATTCGCGAAACTCTGCAATTATTTGTAGAGAGCAAGGAATATAAAACACTTGTCATCGACACCATCGAAGGCGTGAGCGATATCTTCGCTGATGAAACCCTCAAAGAGTTTCAGGCAATGGGTATGCGTGCCGAAGGTGGCGCACCACTCAAGTCCCTTACTGATATGGCATGGGGTAAAGGTACCGGCGCACTCAATAAGAAGATTGATGCGTTTGCCGATGCACTCGCAGGCATCAAGAAAAATGTCATCGTACTAAGCTATACCAAGCGACAGATGGACGATGTTTCTGGTTCGATCATACTCGCTAGTGAATTGAAAAACATTCGCTATGTTACTCGCTTCATGGACGCGCAAGTTATTGCCGCCTTTGATGGCGAGAAGCACTCTGCTAACCTGATTCACAAGCGTGAGATCATGGCTGGCAAGGTCGAGTACGGTGAGATCGAGGACTTTTTGACAGCTATCGGTTGGGAGCTGCCAAAGAAAAAAGTCAAGGTCGGGAAGGCGCAAGGTAGGTAATCATGGCTAGGCAAATTATCGAAATAGATGTTACATTTGAGAGCAGCTACGATAAGTTGACCACCAAAGAGATATTGAAATTGTTAGCCGAAAAATCTGTCAAAAATTTAGTAATCAAGAACGTAAATAAGAAGAAGGAGTCATAATCATGGCACAACGAGCAACATTCAGCGACACCGAGAAGGAAGAAAAATCATTTAATTACTTCGAGCAAGGTGTCCACAAAGTCCAAATTTCATCACTTGAGTTCGGTTTCACCGAGGACAAAGATGAAAAAGAATACTGCGAAATTACAGTAGTCGATCCAGAGAACGGCGAAAAAACCGATAAGGTCCGTCTATGGTTCCACTCTGAAGGCGCACGAGGCTTCAGCTTCAGCACCCTACGAGCAATCTTCGTTCACAATGCACCTGAAGATAAAAAAGATGGCGTGCGCGAGAAATTCAATGCTATCAAAGGCACTGAAGAACTCGAAAAAGCTTGCCAGAAAATGCTACCCGGCAAAGAAGCTTGGTTTTCAATCTACGAGTCCGATACTCGCACCTACACTGACGACAATGGCAATGTTCGCAAGAGCTTTGACAAAAACCTTACTGGTTATGAGCCAAAGGCAAAACCTGTCGCAGCAAAAACAGTAACAGTCGGCAACGGTGATGCTAAGATCGAAGGCACCGTTGACGAAAGCGGTGAGCAACCGTTCGGATTCTAATATGAAAACATTAAGCTATATCGTAATGTGTGCAGCCCTAGTATTCCTAGGGTTCACACTCGGAAGGGTTACTACTATGAGCCAAGAAGTCAAGCCAGCAATCTCAACCGAGATAAAGCACACGCTCACGCCATACACCGGCGTTGGATCGGGCGTATACAAGCATGGAACTATTGTCAAAGTAATAAACGGCAATCCTGTTGTGGTCGGTCATTTCGATGACGACAGCGGTGCGGAATATCCCGGCACTGTCGAGATTAAGGCGGTCCAGTAATGAAGTTTGAATATTTCGCTGGCGAACAGCGCACCGAGCCTTGGTTCCAGCTACGCCTCGGCAAGCCTACGGCTTCGCGGCTCGTGGACTGGTTGGCGGTCAGCAAAGCAAAAACTGGTGCCGGCAAACCACTGAAAGCTCGCCTCGATTATGAGAAGGAGCTGATCTTCGAGCGCAAGTTCGGCGTTGCCTTCGAGCATTATGTGAACAGCGCAATGCAGGACGGCATCGATTTTGAAGATTTCCTACTTCGCCAATATGAGAAGGAAAAAGGTGTTACAGTGGTACCAGTCGGCGCGTGGTACAATGATGCGTTCCTAGCCTCACCTGATGGTGGCGTGAATGACGAAGGTATCGTTGAAGCTAAGGTGTTGAAGGACAATTCGTTTGCCGATGTTTTGGTGGACGGAGTGCCAGACAAGCACTGGAAACAGATGCAAGGGCAACTGTTCGCCTCTGGTCGCAAATGGTGTGATTACATCGCTGGCAACCTAGCAACCAAAAAGTTCAAGGTCATTCGTGTCCTACCCGATCCCGAATTTTTCGAGTACCTTGAGCTGGCACTACAAGAAAAGCTTGTAACTGCCGAATTTAGTGATGATGCGTTATACGACTTTGCTGATGTTGTGCCGGAAGGCGAACACCCGAAGGTCGATGGCGATCGTAGTGATAGTAACTTTGGATTCTAAAGGAGGAACCATGAATAAACCAGCACTCGAAGGCAAAGTCCTTCACGACATGATGCGAGTGGTATTTGTTGCCAACGAAGGCAAGTTCAAATATCTCGATGACGAATTTGATGGTACCAACCTTCAAAACCTCGCAAAGACATTCACCAATATGGGA